AAGGAAAGTCCTCCTGAGTATTTTCTAGACAGATTGTATTGTAGCATGATGACCATGGAAAATCCAGACAGAAGCAAAGGTCGTTATCTGATGAAAATGACATGATGGATTAATATCCGGAATGAAACAAAAAATCCCTGTGGCACATAGACATTTATGTGCCGCAGGGATTTTTTGGTAAAAGAAAAATGCGTCTGATAGGAATCGAACCTACGCATTATTGCCTAAAAACCTAGTGTTTATGCGGCTTCTCAATTTTCGTGTTGCATTTCGTGTTGCATGCCCTCAAAATGACTGATGATTTTTGCATTTTGCTTTGTAGTTTCTTCATCGATCGTATTCCGGTAAACAGCTTTCATGACATGATCAGAGGCCCAGCCGCCGCGCTGCATGATGTACTGATCCGGCACACCAATGGCATGCAGGATGCTGGCAGAGTAGTGTCGGAGATCATGAAAACGGAACTTCTGCAGTCCGGATGATCGGATCGCGCGCCGGAAACGCTCAGAGAGTGCATCCGGATGTACTTTGATGATTTGCCCGGAGATACCGGACATTTTTTCGATGACAAAGTGCGGCAGCTCTATGGTGCGGTTGCTGGAAAAGGTTTTGGGCTCTTTTAAGACCCATTCGTTATGCTCGTCTCGCACATAGGCTTTATTAACCGTAATATAGTCCCCGTGGATGTCCTGATCTGTCAGCGCACAGATTTCCCCACGCCGGAGTGTGCCAAACGCAGCCAACAGCACGGCAATCTCCAGTTCCGTGCCGGAGATCTGCATCAGCAGGGTTTTGATGTCGGCATCGGACGGAGTGTAGAAGTGCGCGTCCTTTTTCTGCGGCAGGACAATCTTCAGGCGCAGGTCTGGAAGAAACATATCCAGCGTGGCCGCCAGAAAACCGTAGGTGTTTGCAATCGTCTTCGGGCTCAGCCGTTTGGTGAGATCACTGACCCATGCCTGTATGGTGGTGTTTGTAATATCCCGGATAGACAGGTTGCCGATATCATCAAAATGTGTCCGTCTTGCGCTCTTATATGTACGGACCGTAGTGGGAGACAACACGCCCTCTTTTACCTGGATATATTTGTCCAGTGCTTCGTATACCGTCATGTTATCCGGGCGTTTCTTTATCTCTTTGGTTGCCGCGTATTCTGCGGCCAGACGTTCCGCTTCGCGGCGTGTGTCGGCCGTAAACGATTCATAGTGCCGTTTTCCTGTTCCATCTGTGTAATCATAGACCAGACAGCGGTAGGAACCGGATTTCAGTTTTTTGGCCTTTGCCATATATCATTCTCCTCTCGTGTGGTTGTTGCGATGTCGCAACGGTAAAAATAGGTACAAAAATAACACCCCTTGCCAGAGCGCTCTGAGAATGATATAATTCAGGTGTCTAAGCTGATTATATCTTTCCGGTTCATCCGGCAAGAGAAAATCTATGTAAAGCCGTTCGGTGTTGGTAGCACCGGGCGGTTTTGCATTTTATAAGATTTACAAAGTGGTTAAACTATTAATCACTTTATTTGGCATAAAGTTTACGAATAAGCTGTTCAATAATATCTGCATTGGAGAGATCCAAAACATATGACTTATTCGACTGCTGCAGGACTAGTTCATCACATGTTGATGACATGTTTGTCAATTTTTCCAGCGAAATTTCAAATGCCTTTTGTGGGTGCATGAACGAAATTCGTTGGTTTGTAATGGAAAGAAGTCCAGAATATTGTGTTGTAACATCTTTATATATTCTTCGGCTGCCAGATCCTCCGCTCCGAAGATATACTCCTTTGGCTATTCGTATTGATGATCCCGAACTTCTGCCAGTGGATCCAATCATTTTATTTTGTGTAATGAGAAGAGTAGCTGTTTGCTCAAGATAGGCAAGCTCATTTTTCTTTAACATGATACTGGGGCTTGAAATTACATGTGTAGAGTAATTATCAAGAAGATTAAGGAGACTCTGACGCTGTTCGTCCAGCACTTGAGTTATTTCGCGATTCTTCTGTGCAGTTGTTTTGGCTTTCCGGGATTTGTATTTAAAAACAGCAAAGCACGGAACAAACAAAATAAATAAAATAACAATCCAATCAGTTGTGGAATAATGGGTATAATTCTGAGATATTCCGATAATGGAAAATATTATCCATATAAACAAGCCAATATATCCTACCATTATAATACCCCCTTATTATCTTAATCGTAATTCTATCAATTCTTTTGGGTACCCAGTGCATCGGTAAAACTGGTCCTGTGTGTAATCAGAGTATTCTAAAAGCGTATCGTCTGATATAAGCAGATGTGCCGCAAACAAATTTGCCCTGCGTTCTAGTTTTGATACGAGAAGCAAGGTTTTATTTCGGATAAAATAGCAGTTGGATTTGCAGTCAAGCAGGGCGTGTCCTAACTCATGGGCCATTACCAGACGGAGTTCGGCATCTTTAAGCTGATTGCTCAAAAATATGTATCGGTGCTTTTTTAAATACATATAGCAGCCTGCATGTTTGCAGTTTCCTATCTGATAAAGGACTCCAAGATGATCTGCCAGCTCAAATGGATCAGATGTACCATATTTTCTTATACAATACGCAACAAGGCGTTTGACCCGAGTGAGGTCGTCCATGAGCATCACCTACTTCTTATATCGCTTATTCGTATATTTCTCTTTGTTTATCATTTTCAGCCGCCGGAGCGCAATTTCCAGCTCGTCCTTAAAGAGAGCAGCGGCTTCCGGATCGAGTTCTTCGCCGTCATAGCTGGCTGGACCAGCTTCTCCAGATGTCAATTTGTTCATTATGCTGTTCAAATCTTTTGCAATATCTCTTTCGTCCCGAGCTGTAAGCTCCGGGGCTTTTTCTTTTACGACATCTTCTTTTCCGGTCATCAGATACTCTAAAGACACGCCGAAATAATCAGCAATCTTTTGAAGCTTATCCTGCTTGGGATTGCTTCGTCCATTTTTCCAGTCTGAAAATGTAGATCCGGCAATACCGGTGGCCTTAGACACTTTATAAGCAGTGAGACCGTATTTTTCTAGTAATTTCACAAATATTTCGTACATTTTAGCTCCTTTCAAAATATTTATGAAATCATAACTAAAACGCTTGACTGAATATGATAACCGTGATATAGTAATGACATGGTTAGGAAATCATAATTAAATCATGCGATGCGAAATGATTTTCATAATCAAAATTTCGGAAATGCGAATGTTTTAATGTGGTAATTGAAATATATCACATTTCCGAAATAAATACAATAGTATGATTAGGAAAATATTATGTTTTTGGAGGTGATAAAAGTGTACGAAAAGTTTGCAAACCTTTTAAGCGAAAGAGGTGTAACCGCATACCGAGTTTCAAAAGACACAGGTATCGCAGCGAACACATTCACAGATTGGAAGAATGGTCGTAGCAATCCGAAGTTCGACAAGCTTCTGATTCTTGCAAAATACTTTGATGTTCCGGTGGAATACTTCGCGGAAGAGAGCTGAGAGAGGAGGCGAGAAGAACGAACAGACCGAACGGAGTAAAAGAAGCAAAGGTGATTCAAGTGATCGAAACCAAAGCTATAAGAGGTCTTGGAACAGAGAAAGACCCAGCAAGAGTTGTTACTCAGTACTGGGACTTAGAGGGGAAATTTCTGGCTGAAATGGACATGGAATTGTGTATTCCGGCTGTGGAAGCCGAGTGCAGAGCTATCAAAGGTTCTATTTCGGAGCTCTAAGTAATTCCTCAGCTTTCCAGTATGAGAGCTCTGAATCGATGAATGACACGGTTGCAGATATAAAAGCCTTGAGATGTGCCAAATTGTATGTTTCGTGTTTACGAACATAATGAGTTTCATCGTTTCCGAGCCAAGCAGATGCAGTTGCTAGAGCCTTTATCCGATGATTATCAATATATGTGTTTATACATGCTGATAAAGTTAGCTTTTTAATTTTCTCTTCATCATTTGGATAAAAAGCGATTCCATAATCTTTTACAAGAAATTCAAGTGCTTTTCGGTATCCTAAACCACATATTTCTGATAAGCCGGTATTTTCCGCTTTTTCTGCTTGATGATAGATTTTGATGAAATTAGGCGAAAGCTTGGCAATTTCTTCGGAAAAATCTTTTTCTGTGTTTGGCTGAGGATATACGGCAATGGGATGAGCATCTAACGGTCCATGAATGCGAAAATCATCGAGTATTTTATATTCAATTAAAAAGCATTTCCCGCAATTGGGGCAAAAATATAGCGAATAAGCAAAAGCACCTTGTTTGTAGGAAGAATTGAGATCAATACAATATGTGATTTTGGGTAAGTCGGCAAATGCAATTTTACATCTGGGACAGCTATGAGGTGTTTCAGTGCGAACTTCAACGTTATTCTGTTGTGGATTTAAATTAATGGCTTGAAAAGTTGCTCTCATTGAATTTTCCTTTCTTTTGTATTCGGCTCTGGTAGGAGTCGGTACAGAAAGTATAACACCGAGGAGACATGTAAGACAAGAGAGGAGGCGAGCTGTATGCCAAAGGTAAGACCCAACCCCACCGAAGAAGCCAGTCGGGTGGTCCGCGCATGTGTCAGTGGCAATATGGCATTGCACAACATCAGCGAGGAGCAGCTGGCGGTCAAAATGGGGGTAACAAAGCGCACAATCCAGAACTGGCGCAATGATCCAAAAAATATTCCGGTTGAGAAACTGTGGATATTGGCAAAGACGTTGAAGTGGACGCCGATCCAGGCTGCGAGTGTTATCCTTGGGCGTCCGCTGACAAGCAAAGAAATCAAAGAGTTTATTCTGATGTAGGAGGTGAGGAAAAGTGATTAGAAGAAAAACAGCGATGTTTGGCATGACCGTAATGGCTGCCGGATGCACGCTCTGCAGTGTGCTGGCGATGCTGATGATTTTGTAGGAAGGTGAGGATATGACCAGACTGGAAAAAGCACAGATTATTCTGGACGCGATCGACAAGCACGCGCCGACCTGCGTTGACTGGAATCTGGAAGATTTATGGCTGGAAGCCATTATGCACGGATTGTCGGAGATCCAGAAGGCAGAGTTAAAAGAAACCCCGGAAGCGGCAACTTCCAGGGAATCAAGTAAATAAAAAATGAATTTACACCCCGATTATAGATTGGGAGAAGGAGAAAAGCAAGATGGTAAAGGTAATTATTATTGAGGAAGATAGCGGAGAGCGCAGAGAATTAACCGGTGACTTTACTGTGGCAACGGTTGCCTCTGACAAAGGAAACGGCTATAGCACAGACTATGCTATTGTCGGCGAATTCGACGACAATCAATTTCTGTATTTTCTTGCGCAGGTAGCGCTCGACAACATCAACTCTGTATTTAGAACAAAAACGCCTGCAGAGCGTATCGACATGATGAACAAGTTTAGAGATATTTTGGCCAGTCTGATCATAGACGAAATCAAAGAAAACAAGGATGCGCTGAATCTGACAGATGAAATGAATTTCTTTCTGGCTCTTATAACGTATATGGAGAAAGAGGAGAACAATGGCAACTAATTTGATTATTCTCGGCCGCTGCCAAGTCAACCGCCTGCAGGTGGGCCAGACAATCCGCTTCCACTCCCGGAACTTTGTGCGGGAGATGGTGATGACGATCCGGCGTATGCAGTGGTTAAAGGATCAGGTCATTATCTCCGGAGATGAAGCAAATGACGTGGCGCTCAGCGTGTATGACTGGGTGGAGCTGGTGCAGGAAGAGAAAGAGGCAGTGTGATGGCAGTAACAAAGCAGGTATTTGACAGCCGGGAAGCGTGGCTGCAGGCGAGAAAAAATCATATTGGCGGATCTGACGCAGCCGCTTGCGTCGGGATGAACCCGTATAAGGACAACGTGCAGCTCTGGGAAGAAAAGGTGGGACTGGTGGAACCGGAAGACATTTCCGGTGAGGATTATGTCCGGTACGGCACGGAGGCGGAGAAATATATCCGCGCTCTGTTTACTCTGGATCATCCGGAGTACACAGTGTCCTATGATGAGGATAACATGTTTCGCAATGACCGATATCCCTGGATGCATGCTTCACTGGATGGTGAGCTGACAGATGAGCGTAGTCGGCGCGGAATCCTGGAGATTAAAACCACAGAGATTCTGCAGAGCAGCCAGTGGGAAAAGTGGCGTGGCAGGATCCCGGACAATTATTTCTGTCAGATACTGCATTATCTGGCGGTCACCGAATGGGATTTTGTGGTGCTGAGAGCGCAGCTTAAGAACCAGAGAGCCGGCACACTGCTGATTGAAACAAGAGATTACATAATCGAGCGGGAGGATGTAGAGGCAGACATTCAGTGTCTGGTGGAAGCGGAGCGGTGCTTCTGGGAGCATGTCCAGAGTGGCCGCCGTCCTAACCTCATTCTTCCGGCAATATAAGGAGAATAACATGGAACTGAAAATTTATAGCCCGCAGGATGCGGGATTTATCCAGAAAATTGACTGGAACTTCGAGGAACTGAAAACAGAGATCAGCGCGGTGGCGCAGGAATATGAAACCTCTGTTTATACGGATGACACAATCAGTGATGCCAAGGCGGACCGGGCGAAGCTTAATAAATTCAAGGATGCCCTGACCGGCAAGCGTACCGAAATCCGCAAGAAGCTCCTGGAGCCGGACGAGCTCTTCGGGCAGCAGGTGAAGGAGCTGACCGGGATCGTACAGAAGGCCATTGATAACATCGATGGCCAGGTGAAAGGCTATGAAGAGCGTAAGCGCAATGAAAAGCTGGACAAGGTCCGGGAATTTTACGAGGACAACATCCAGGATCTGGCGGAGTATCTGCCCTGGAAGCGCGTGATGAAGCCGGAGTATGGCAACGCCTCTAAGACCGTGAAATCCATCAAAGAGGAGATTCTGGCGTTGATCCAGAAGGTTGCTGAGGGCATTGCCATCTTAAATGAGGTAGACAGCCCCTATGCCGGAGATATGAAACAGGTGTTTTTAGAGTCCTATGATATCGGCGCTGCGATGGCAGAGCGTAACCGTCTGGAAGAGGATGAGAAGCGCCGAAAGATCTACGCAGAGCAGCAGGCGAAGCTGAAGGCCGAACGTGAAGCAAAGCGGCAGCAGGATGCGGAGCGGGTGATGAGCGCCGGAAGACAGTCAATGCCAGAAACGGCAGCGCAGCCGTCACAGCCGCAGCAGGGCATTCCAGTAACGGAAACCGTGGAAGATCCGGTGCATGTGCTGGACTTCCGGGTATATGTAACGAAGTCCCAGATGGAGCGGTTAAAGAAGTTCTTAAATGAATCCGGTATCCGGTTCGAGCCGGTACCGAAACAGTAAAGGAGGATATTACATTATGGCAGTAGGAAACAGTTTAGCAGCAAAGTCGCAGAAGCCTGCGGAACAGAAGGTAGAGTTTGAGGTAGCCGGAGAAAAGGTGGTTCTGACGCCGCAGACAGTGAAGAATTATCTGATTAGCGGTGATAAGGATCGTGTCTCCATGCAGGAGGTCGTGATGTTTATCAACCTGTGTAAGTATGCAGGTCTGAATCCGTGGCTGAAGGAAGCGTACTGCATTAAGTATGGAAATGAACCGGCAACCATGGTGGTCGGCAAGGAAGCGTTTATGAAGCGTGCGGAGAAAACTCCGGGATACGACGGATTTGAAGCTGGCGTGATCGTGCTGTCCGGCGGGGAAGTTATTTACCGCACTGGAACACTAAAACTGCCGGAAGAAGAAATCATGGGCGGCTATGCAGAGGTATACCGGAAAGACCGTTCCCACCCGTACCGTATTGAAGTAGCCTTTGACGAATATGCCGGAAGAAAGAAGGACGGCAGCTTGAACAGCCAGTGGTCGAAACGGCCGGCAACCATGATCCGTAAGGTTGCCCTGGTACAGGCACTTCGCGAAGCATTCCCGGAGACCTTCACCGGTCTTTATACAGCGGAAGAGGTCGGGACAAATGAACCGGAAGCAAATTCTTCTGATGTTTTTCTTGGTGAGCAGGATGTAGCAGCGATTCCGCAGCAGGATCCTGTTGGTCAGACTGCAGTTCCGCAGCCACAGTCAGCTGAGGCAGAGAACATCGAAAAGGATTTCTTTAATTAATCGAAAGGAGTAGTACATAATGGCAAAGTATATGAGCCTTGACCGGTTCGCTGGGGGGGCCTTGCTGGAGCGTTTTAATCTGGCCATGCGTCAGATTGTCCAGAACATTGCGGATACCAATGCGGATCCGCAGAAGGCCAGGACCTTGACAATCAAGCTGACATTTAAGCCGGATGCCGGACGCAGTGTAAAAACGTCCATCGCAACCAATGTCAGCCTGGCTCCGCCTCTGGCGGATGAAACCATGATGCTGATCGGCAAGGATGCCCGGACCGGTACGGTACAGATGAGCGAGATTGATGATGCAAGCCAGGCAGTTTCCGTACAGGGCAGCATGATTCCGGTAAAAGCCGAGGTTGTCCCACCAGCTCCGCCGGTTCAGGCGTTTGATCCAGAGACCGGGGAAATCTATGAGACGGCAGCGCCAAAGCAGCAGGCACCTATTGATTTAAGACAGATGTAAAGGAGAATAAATATGTTAGAAGGATTAAAAGAAGCGTTAGGCTATGTAGTGGAACTCGGAAATCATGCAGCTAAGACTGAGGTAGTCGAGATTGCGGGCAAGACTTATGCCCGCAGCGGTGGTGGGAAACTGGAGCGTTATGACGAGGCTGATTATGCAAAGCCGGTAACTGCATCCACGTTGACTGCGCTCTCTGATTATATTGAAAACTGTCACGAGGAATTCCGTGGTCGCAAGATGATTATTCACGTGGAAAGTCCGACCGAGGTGCGCCTGGTATCCGTTCTGGATGCGGATCGTAGACGTGAGACACTGTTTAGAGCAGAAGCCATCGTGTCAGAGTTCCGTTTTGACCGTTGGTATGATCAGGAAGGTTTTATGCTTGGTTTGCAGGCAAACTTCCAGCCGACCGCAGATCTGAATCTGATCCTGAAGGTTTCTGGAAACATCGAGAAGAAAAATAATGCAGCCTACAGTGATGATGGTGTGAGCCAGGTTGTTACCATGCAGACCGGTGTGGCCACAAAGGCGGATGCTCTGGTGCCGAATCCGGCCAGATTAAAACCATTCCGTACCTTCCAGGAAGTTCTGCAGCCGGAAAGCAATTTTGTGTTCCGGATCGGTGACGATGAGGAGCCGACCTTTAAACTTGTCGAGGCCGAGGGTGGCATCTGGCGCAACGAAGCAATCCAGAATATCAAAGATTATCTGGCAACCCTGTTAGCAGACATGCCGAAGGAAATCCAGGACATGATCACCATTATCGGTTAATAAAGTTACCTCTGCGGTTTAATGTGTCACGAACATGAATGCCGCTGGTACTGCCCCGCTGACTTTGATAGCGGCGGGGCATATAAAAATGGAAAGCAGGTGAAGGTCGCCAATGGGTCGTCCGATAAAGACGGGGCTAAGCTACTTTCCGAAAGATGTGGATTTTTACAACGATTATAAAATTATGGATTTACTAGAAAAGTATGGACCGGTCGGTGTCACTGTTTATGAGGTCCTGCTGACAGAAATCTATAAAAATGGGTATTACCTGGCAGAGCCGATTGACCGGATATCCACGAAGATCGTCCGGATCATCGGTGCAAAATGGGTGCAAAAACGCCTTGTGTCACAAGTTATTCTTGATTGCGGGGAATTAGGGCTCTTCGAGACAACCCTCCTTCAGCATGGGGTTATAACCTCTGTGGGAATCCAGCGGCGATTCGCCATCGTCACTTCACGAAACAAGGTGAATAAAGAAAAATATTGGTTGATAGATGATTCTGGTCAACCTTTATTAAGTGCACCCTTAGACGGTATTTCTGCAACAGAAAAGCCGATTTCTGCAACAGAAACCCATAAAAATGATGCAGAAATTCCACAAAAGGAAAGTAAAGAAAATAAAAGAAAAGAAAATAAAATCTCTAGGGAGAGCCAGCACGTTCCGGATCCTGCCTTGAATGCTGCATTGAATGGATATATAGAGTTTCGGGAGCAGGCGGGAAAGCCCATGACGGAACGCGGCATCCGGTTATTACTGGACGAGCTGGAGAAACTGTCCAGCAATCCACAGGAGCAGGCGGCAATCCTTGACCAGTCCACAAAAAATGGTTGGATTGGTGTGTATGAGCTGTCTGCCAAATCAAAAACCCCTGGCAAGACAGCGGCGGGTAAAGGTAATAAGTTTTGTAACTTTGAGCAGCGGGATACCGACTACGATGCAATGGTAGCGGCAGAGACCCGCAAGATGATAGAGGAGAGTGGAGAAGGTGAATGAGACAGAACGGCTTGTTATGAAGCTGTATGCAGAAGGAAAGTCGGTTGCAGACATTGCAGGCCGACTCGGAAAGAAAGAATCAACCGTATATACATATCTGACTAAAAACGGACAGCCGCAGCGCAAAAAGAAGAGCCAGCTGGGGATCAGTGCTTGGAGAATCACACAGGCTCGCAACAAAGCCAAGGAAGGAAAACGGATCCGTGTAAAGAGCGCGAAGTCTTTGATGTTCGGTGAAGGAAACGTGAAACAGGGAAGCGTACCGGTTATGGCGCGGGTGTTATCAAAAGCCAGCAAGTACTTCTGCCTGGTGGAGCTGCCGGGCGGCACCCGGGAGTGCATCCTGTGGACTGACATGGTCGGCGAGGGCATGGACCGGTATTGAAGGAGAAGACATGGGAGAGGAAGTTAAAAGCACTGCTGCTGAGATGCAGCAGGAAGAGATTGATAATTTCGAGGTTGATGCCGCGACCGCCAGTAGCTGGTATAAACAGGTCAGCTATGATGATGCAAAGCTGTTTATCCGGACAAACCTGGAGTCTGCGGCAAGGAGCTTTATTGCGATTGGTTACTATCTTAAACTCATCCGGGACGGCGAGCTGTACCGCGAGGAGGGTCACGAAAACATCTGGGACTTTGCGCAGGCAGAATATGGCATCAGCAAGTCCACGGCCAGCCGGTATATGAGCATGAATGACCGGTTTGCCCTGGACGGTAACAGTCCGATTGTGGACCAGAAGTACAAAGACTTCGGTAAATCGAAGTTGCAGGAGATGTTGTACCTCACAGATGAGCAACTGGAACAGGTAACGCCGGAAATGAAGGTCCAGGAGATTCGTTCCATGCGTCAGCCGAAGGAGATTCCTTACTTTGAACTGGAAGGGCAGTTGGATTTTGAAACAGACTTTCCAGAGGTGTTCCCGGAAGCGCCGGCGGTGACTCAGCCTGCTACAATCCAGACCACGATGACGTTGGAGGAGATGATGGGCGGCACGGAGCCGGAAGAGCAGCCAGAAAAGTTATCTGCCTATGGTACACCGAAAAGAGTTTATCCGGAAGGAAGCTTGCTGGCTGAACCGAACTGTGAAGGAGGGCATTATTGCTTTTCTTGCGCAGAGATGGATTGTGATATTCGTGGAAAAGAGCGTCAATGCTGGTATGCACCGTGTGGGAATCCATTTCCGTGCGAGATTGTTGCAGAAAGATCGTTAGATTTATTGACAGAGCAGATGGGGAACCAGTGCCAGTTTGTAAATCACGACTTGGCGTACCATTGTGCAGGTAATGAAGAGGCGGCACCGTGCTGCAGCAGATGTGAAAATCCGTGTGAGTTGGCATGCAAGAGAGCGGCTGCAGAAAAAGAGCTGGAAGAAACTGTTGCGACATCGCAACAGGAAACACCATCGACGGTTTTGGAGACCGCTGCTCAGCCTGCTGCCAATAATCATGAATCCGCTGCCGAAAAGCAGCGCTCTGGGAAGTGCCTGCATAATCCGCTGTATGACTGTAGCCTGGCAGATGAGGACAAGGTTATCCCTGGAACCGGTGAAGATTGCACAAATTGTTGTTGCTGGGAGTGTCCGAAGCATGGAGACTGCAGACTGGAGTGCTACGCTTCAAAACGGCGGGAAGTGTTTGAGAGTGATGCCGATCAGGAAGAGGCGCCAGAGCCTGTGCCGGAGTATGATCGGGAATTACTGACTGGGATGATTTTTGATCAGAAGAGCCAGCTGGAGCAAATGGGGGATGGCTGGAAACGGAATGTGCCGCAGGCGTATACCAAACACCGCATGATGTTGAGGGCGTATGAGATGCTGTTGGAGGAGCGGGATGTAGCTGATCAAGAGCAGGAAGTGGTTGTGCAGCCGGAGCTACCAGTACTGAGAAATAATGAGCAGCGCGCTGCCTTTATTGACAATTATGAGTCCTGGCCGTTGTGGATCGAGACTCAGGAGACTGGAGAACGGTATTATCGGTATGATTTGCCCGATGGGACAAGCTTTGTGATTCGGACATATCACTACATGCAGCCAGATTATGTGTCTGGCATTGGAGTTCGTTATGCAGAGGGCTACGGAGCAAATGAGCAGTATATCTTGGAGCCAGGAAAGTTCTTCCGAAATTGTCAGAGTAATCGATCATCCATGATTGAGAAGCTGAAGGAACTGCAGAAAGGGGAAAATGATGGGAAGATTAACTGAAAAAGAGCTATCTGGTAACTGGAAATTAAAAGGTGTTGAATGGGACCAGTTGCACGCTGGCTTCGTAATCACCGAGGAAGTATGCCGAAAGCTATATGGAGCTCTTTATAAGCTGAAAGACTACGAGGATACCGGTCTGAGTCCAGCGGATGTTGAGCGGGTCAATGATTTTAGCCAGAGCCAGGCACATGAACTTCTGGGAAAACTTCAGGAGGAGCGGAGTAAGCATAGCTGGGTTCCAGTGGCAGAACAGTTGCCAGAACCGGAAGAGCTGGTCTTACTGTCGTTTGAGAATTTCAGCATACCGATGATCGGACGATATACGGCAAGTACTGATGATGGCGGCACCTTTCGGGTGGGCGATGATGATGAGAGTTTTATTGAGCATGATCTGTATGTTAATGCCTGGATGCCATTACCGGAGCCATATCGGAAGGAGCGAACATGACCAGAGCAGAGATTCGCGCCAAATATGGAATTGTTGTGCTAGAACCACCAAAGGTGGCTAATAAAGAACTGACTGATGAGGAAGCGGCTGCTTATGAGAAATTTGTGCAGATGTCAGCGAAGAATTTTGAAGAATATTGGAATGATGATGGATCGGATGATCCGGATTAAGACTGGAGGATGCCATGAAAAGATTAACATTGGGAATCAACCTGTCCGAAAATGAAATTTTTGACGAAGAGGTAGTTAAAGCTGTAAAAGCAAAGGTCAGAGAAATTGTTAGAAATACATGCGGTGAAATCATAAAAGAAGAGGCTGAACGCGAAGTAAAACGGCAGCTTGGCGAAGTAGGGTGGGATTATTATCAAGGAGAAATCCGAAACGCTGTTAAAAGTGTGGCTTATTCCATTCTTGAGCCAATCGTGAGAGGAATAGATTTTGAAGAAATAACTAAACAGACGGTAGATAAAAGAATGGACTACACTCTTTCGTTTTATGATGTGGAAGGTAAATGCGAGGATGTGTTAAAAGCCAAGATAAATGACGCGGTTGCAAGAAAATTAAAAGAGATTTTAAATTAAGAATTTGGAGGATGCTATGGAATTAGTACGTAGACTAGCATACAGTAGAGCAAAAACAATGTATGCAATGCGGAAATATAAAGGGAAAAGCTTAATTGATTGGGCTGTTTTATGGTTCAAGATGAGCAATGACGCATTTTTCCGGCTATATGGGTTCAATTTCAATCCGTTTGATTATCCGTATTTGTATGACATTGCAAGAGATATTGTTTATGGGGAGTGATATTCTCCAGGAGGTGCCGATGTACAAAAATAACGAGGGCTATCCGGATCCGACCGCAGGACGGGCCATCCGGAAGGCCGATAAGCCGCCGGAGGAAGTAAAAGACTTCCATCGGCTGTTAAATATCATTTGCCGGATGAGCGGAATCCGGATTGTTGGTAAGGTATCAGTGCTGGATAAGAAAGGCAGGAAATGGTGATGACCAGAGCTGAGAGAAGACGGTTGGAAAAACTGACCGGAAATAAACCTGTTGTCTATCAGTATACAGCCGCACAGATCGAAGAGATTAAGCGTCAGGCAGTACAGGCGCAGAAAGAAAAGCTGAAAAAGATTTTGACCGAGGAGTTTGAAGAAAAATGGAAGGCTAAGGAAGCTGCGGTCAATCAGGCAATCGATGAAGAATGGAAACGTCGTGCAGAGCTGCTTGGTGGAACCGATGCTGCAGAACGCATGGAAAAGGTTCTGGGTCTTCTTTTATCGGTGCCGGCGCGAGTCCTGTGTGAGAAATTCCATTGGAAGCCGGTTCGTGATGAGAATGACCGTCGGTCAAAGTTGTTACAGTTTTCAGAAGCGGTTGTTGCTGAGGTAAACAGAATCTGTGGGGATGATTATGCTGACATTCGAGTTTACAGCCAGGAAACATATGAAAAGTGCGGAGTAAAATACGAATTGCAGGATGATGCTGGAGGTGATGCCGTTGGATAAACGGATTTTAAATGATTACATAGATGCCTGCGCCCAGGTAAAGGAAACTAAGGAAGCGTTGCTGAAGCTCCGCAAGGCCAAGAAGCGGCGTGAGCAGGATGCTGTGAAAGGATCCTCGCATGAGTTCCCGTACACGGCTCAGACCTTCCATATCGAGGGGATTGCATATCCGTTGGTACAGGATCCGGGCGAGGAGGACCATCTGGAAGAGATTCTGCGGGAGCGGCTCCAGAATGCTGAGAGGATTAAGCACGACGTGGAAGCGTGGCTGAATACCATACCGATGAGGATGCAGCGGATTATCAAGTATAAGATCTTCGAAGATCTTACATGGGCAGAAGTGGCGAAGCGTATGGGACGTAAGGCAACGGAGCTGAGCGTAAAGAAAGAATATCAGAGATTTATGAATGCGGCTTAAAGTTTGTCCCAAATGTCACACATGTCACGATTGAAAATGTTATAGTGTAGCATGAAGCCAAAGGCGTACAGCTGGCGGCTTCGTCATTTTGATTACCGTTTTGCTTTCATGCGCCGGACAGTGGCAGTCTACTTCATGGTTAAGTTACTGCCTTAACAAAATTCCTCCCACACACGGATCAGGGAGATGAAACCATCATGTGATTGGTGCGAACGGCGCCGCATGGATTACGCATACCTTCTCCCAAAGGTATTCCCCCGCCGGGTGTTACAGCCTGGCGGGGGATTTGGTTCGCAGCTACCGATTGCAAACAGCTGCAGCGCAGTTCCCCGACTGCGCACAATATCGCGAGGTAGAGCAGTCTGGCAAGCTCGTCGGGTTCATACCCCGAAGGTCGCAGGTTCAAATCCTGCCTTCGCTATTTACCAGAAGTCCCCGCTTCTTGGTAGGCTTTTAAGTTCATAGTAATTTCCTTTTTGGATGGGCACCTGTCGTGAGATGGGTGCTTTTCTTTTGTCATAATTTGAGGTATGATAAAAAGAAAAAAGGGAGTGGGCGTATGGGTAAAACGTATGAAGAAATTAAGACTGGAGCCAATACATTTGGATCATCTGTAAAAATTCTGGAACCGATAGGTAAATTGGGGCTTGAACAGGCTCAGGGAGATACCGGTATGGGGCTATTAACGCAAACAATGATACCAGCTATAACATTAAATGCATTTACTTGTGAACTTGCATTGAAGGCTATGGTGGTAAAAAATGGAGCCACTTATGGAGCGATTCACGAATTAAATGGATTGTACAAAATGATTTCCGAAGAAGATAAAAGAAAAATATCTGAACATGTAATCAGTGAAATGAAAAAGGTTAGCCCAAATTATGAAGAAATAGATTTTACTGCAGACTTAGATAGACACGCTAAATTGTTTGTTGATTGGCGATATTTTTTCGAGCATGGTGTATCTGCAAATCTTTCTTTTATGGATGCTTTGTTTGATGCAGTATTGAATGTTATGTAGTTTATAGTTTTAAGGGCCACCCCGTGTGGCTCTTTTCTTATACCTAAAAAACAAACGAATGAGAGGTGGTGGTGCATGGCCAGAGCGCCAGATGCCAGAATGGAACAGGCCAGAGAACTGTTCCTGGAAGGCAAGAAACTTATTGAGATTTCTGAGCTTCTGAAAATTCCGGAAGGGACAATCCGAAGCTGGAAAAATAGATATGACTGGGACAATGCAACGTTGCAAAAGAAACGCAACGTTGCGAAACGGAAAGGCGGTCAGCCTGGAAATAAAAATGCTCTTGGAGCCGGCGCTCCGGAGAACAACAAGAATGCGGTCACCACGGGAGAGTTCGAAACTCTCCTTTTTGATTGCCTGGATCCAGAGGAGCAGCGCCTGGCGCAGGCCGTGCCGGAGGACAAGCAGAAGCTTCTCATGCAGGAGATTCAGCTTCTGACCGTCCGGGAGCGCCGGATGCTAAAGCGGATTAACCTGCTACGGATGTCCCTGGATGATTCCGGAGTATCATCGGGAGATGAGACTGGTTTGACGGTGGTGAGTCACAAGAGTGGACTGGAAAAGGATAAGGAGACTGATCTTCTGGAATACCGCGGCAAGCTGGGTCAGATCCAGAATATCGAGGATGCGCTGACCCGTGTCCAGGCCAGGAAGCAGGCTGCCATTGATGCGCTGCATCGTTACGGTGTGGATGATGCGCGCCTGGAAATCGAGATGATGAAGCTTGATCTGGCAGCGTTGAAGCTTGGTGGTCAGGAACAGCAGATTGAGGATGATGGATTCCTGGATGCGCTGAATACAGAGTCCAAGACACTGTGGGGTGACGCGGATGACGATTAAAGAGCGCATTGTCGGTATGAAAGAAAAGCTGCAGGCCATGAAACAGCAGCGGGGAATCCTGACAAAGGTCCAGGTATTTCAGTTCCAGCCGTTTTCCAATCGGCAGAAGCAGATTCTTACCTGGTGGATGCCGGACAGCCCTGTAAAGGACTATGACGGTATTATCGCGGATGGAGCAATCCGATCTGGAAAGACGGTCTGCATGTCACTGTCTTTTGTGTTCTGGGCGATGGAGAACTTCAACGGCCAGAACTTTGCTATGTGTGGTAAGACCATCGGCTCCTTCCGGCGAAATGTTCTGTTCTGGCTGAAGCTGATGCTTAAGAGCCGCGGGTACAAGGTTGCAGATCACCGGGCGGACAATTTGGTAGAAATCAGCCGTAAAGGTGTTACCAATTACTTTTACATCTTCGGCGGCAAGGATGAGCGTAGCCAGGATCTGATTCAGGGTATTACACTGGCAGGCGTCTTCTGCGATGAGGTTGCGCTGATGCCAGAGAGCTTCGTCAATCAGGCAACCGGTCGTTGTTCGGTGACTGGTTCCAAATACTGGTTCAACTGTAACCCGGATGGGCCGTATCACTGGTTCAAGGTAAACTGGATTGACAAGGCCATCGGGTATCTGGGCAAGAAAAAGGCTGCGAAGTTGCAGGAAGAAGCCCAGGCGAAAGGCTCAGTGCTGAATCTGAAAAAGCTTCTGTACGTGCATTTCACGATGGACGATAACCTGAGTCTGTCAGAAGCCATCAAGGCCAGATACCGCAGCATGTACAACGGCGTATTCTTTAAGCGCTATATCGAAGGGCTCTGGGCGATGGCCGAGGGCATCATCTACGACATGTTCAACCAGGACAAAAACGTAGTAGATGCCGAGGCAATCGCGACTGAATATCGCCAGAGAACCGGACGGGAGTTCTGGCTTGGTGATAAATATGTCAGCTGCGACTATGGTACCCAGAACCCGACGGCGTTTCTTTTGTGGAGCAAAGGCGCGGACGGCAAATGGTACTGCCGCAGAGAATATTATTATTCTGGCCGGGATAAGGGCCGGCAGAAAACCGATAAAGAATTTTCCGAAGATCTGACGGCATGGCTCGCCGGAGAAGAAATCCGGGCAGTGATCCTGGATCCGGCGGCAGCGTCCTTCAAGGCCCAGCTGGAGAAGGATGGATACAAAGTAAAAAAAGCGAAAAATGATGTTTTAGATGGAATCCGATTTGTGGCAACGCTGCTGCTTTCGGGTTCTATTTTTATAGACCAGTCTTGTGAGAATCTGATCAAAGAGTTTGCTTCTTACATCTGGGACGCAAAGGCAGGAGAGCGCGGCGAAGACAAGCCAGTGAAAGAACACGATCACGCACAGGATGCCCTCCGCTATTTTTGCTACACGATTATCCGCAGAGCTGGCGGCATGAAGATCTTAAAGTGAGGTGAAATAGATGGACATTGAAGTGATAAAAAAACTGATCCGGAAGTATCAGGTGGGGCATACGGACTTTGTAAGGCAGATTGCAAAGGCAAGGGCCTATTACCGGAACGAAACGGATATCATGTTCCCACCACTAAAAGAGGAACGGGAGAAAAAAGAAAAGCCGCTTCGAAATGCGGACAACCGGATCCCGTTCAACTTCCACGGTCTGCTGGTCAACCAGAAAGCTTCCTACATGTTTACGGCGCCACCGATTTTTGATCTTGGAGAGAAGAAAGCCAACAAGGCCCTGGTGAAGTTTCTGGGAGATAAGTATCCAAAGGTCTGTAAAGACCTGTGCATTGAGGCGTCAAACTGCACGGTAGGGTGGCTGCATGTCTGGTGCGACAAGAAAAGCACATGGAAATATGCAATAGTTCCGGCAGAGCAGGTAGTTCCGGTATGGTCTGATAGTTTGGAGAAGGAACTTCTTGGAGTGTTCCGGAGCTATCAGAATATCGATGATGATACCGGCGACGCTTATATCATCTACGAGTACTGGAATGAAACCGAGTGTGCGGCGTACCGCTTAAAGGCTGGAGATGAGCTGGATCAGTTGCTGCCGTATCAGATGTTTCTGGTGGATCCGATGCTTTGCGAATATGCTGATACCTACCAGCATGGTGTTGGCGAGGTACCGTTCTTCCCGTTTTTCAATAACAATATCGATACGAATGATCTGAAAAATATTAAGCCGCTGATTGATGTTTACTGTAAGATCTTCAGCGGATTCGTGAACGACATGGAAGATATCCAGGAAGTGATTTTTGTGCTGACCAATTATGGAGGTGCAGATCTGGGGCAGTTTCTTCGGGACCTGAAAGACTACAAAGCAATCCAGATTGAGAGCGAAGGCGATGGTGATCATTCCGGTGTCTCTACGCTGACGATTGAGCTTCCTGTGGAGGCCCGGGAGAAGCTTCTGGAGATTACTCGGAAGTGTATTTTCGAGCAGGGCATGGGCATTGATCCGGACCCGCAGAATTTTGGTAATAGTTCCGGAGTCGCACTGAAGTTTTTATACGCCCTTCTGGAGCAGAAAGCAGGACTGCAGGAGACGGAGTTCCGGCTTAACTTTGGTCAGTTCCTTCGGTGCGTCTGCCGTTTGAACGGTATTTCAATTAAAGATGATACCATTGTTCAGACCTGGACTAGAACCAGCGTGCAGAATGACCAGGAACTGTCCCAGATTGCAACCCAGAGCAAGGGCATTGTTTCGGATGAGACGATTGTGGCACATCATCCGTGGGTGGATGATCCGGAAAAGGAAATGGAATTGCTGCAGGAGCAGGAAGATGCAGGTGCAGCAGAAATTTCAGCGATGTTTCCCAAAAATGAACCAGGCGAAGGTAAAGATGGCCAGGGTGGTGATGAGTGATGTCCTACTGGGAAAGACGCCAGGAAGAAACTTATAAAGCTGGAGAAATGACGATTAACCAGTACTTTAAGGGACTGGAGAAATCATTTAACCAGGCAAAGCAGGAACTGCAGAAGACAGTAGAGAGCTTTTACTGGCGTTATGCCGAGGAGAATGGTCTGACTTATGCAGCAGCTCAGAAGCGCCTCGATAAGATGGAGCTTAAAGGCCTGCGGGATTTCGTGGACAAAGCAATGAAGAACATCGGTAAATACAACCAGGATGTCAACAACATGTCCATCAAGGCACGCATGACCCGTTACCAGGCGCTGGAGGCGCAGGTGGACGCAATTCTGCGGGAACTGTATGCGGTTGACTACCAGGCCGATGCCGAAGAGATGATGAGCGGGCTGTACCAGGAGACCTATCACCGCACCTGGTACGATGCGGACCGGTACCGAGGGTTTCATGCTCAGTTTGCCCAGATTGAGCCCAGGACGATAGAGACGGTATTGAAGTACCCATTCAATGGCTCCAACTTCTCTGACCGCCTCTGGAAGCAAAAGGAGCATCTGCAGAGCCAGCTGATGGAGTCAATTACAACCATGATGGTGCAGGGCGCTTCACCGCAGAATCTGACAAAAGACTTTGCAAAGAAGATGCAAGCAAAGAAGTTCGATGCTTACCGGCTCCTGCATACAGAGAGTTCTTACGTGATGAGCGAGGCCACGCATGCCGGATACAAAGAGGATGGCGTGGAGCAGTACCAGATCCTGGCCACTCTGGACAGTAAGACTTGTGGAATTTGCGGAAGGCTGGAAGGAAAGATCTATCCGGTGGCTGAGGCGGTGACAGGAAAGAATATGCCGCCTTTTCATCCGTTCTGCAGATGCACGGACGTGCCATATTATCCAGATACACCTACAGACGGTAAGCGGGCCGCGAGAGATGCAGACGGTAACAGCATCGAGGTACCGGAGAATATGACCTATGCTGAGTGGAAGAAAAAGTTTCTTGGTAAAGATGAATTGAAATCATCCTCTGCAGATGATAAAATCGTAGATATAAAGTTCAAGTCGCAAAAAGCCGGTGCAGAGATCCGTGGGGACAAGAATACGGTTATTGAAGCATATGCCACATTGCCGCCGAAGGTACAAAATGCTATGGCGGATGTGACGATTGACCTAGGAAATTCAGGAAGTGCCTGTGATTACGAGAGGGGTATCATTTATGCGGCATCGAACGCGGAAAAAGAAGACATCTATCATGAGTTTGGTCATTTGGTTGAATATCGTATGATGCATCCGGCGGATGTTGAGGCGTATAAACAATATCTGGTAGAGGGACTTACAGATGCAGATATCACTCAGGAAACGTATTACAACACATCAGGACAACCGCAGACAGTTTTTATTGTTCATGGAGATCGCTTTGTAAGTGAATACCAGGGGCGCATATATGTAAATTCGCTTTCAGAAGCAATAAATGCAGATGGAAGCATAAAAACTGAACGGATGCTTGAAACTATCTCGGAGCCGTTTAGACTGTATCAAAAGAAACAGTTAAATGGACACCAGGAAATTTATGATTTTATTGAGAGGGTAATAAGATGAGCTTGAAAGAAGAATTTCTGCAAATCAAAACATATGAAGAGTATGAACCTCAGAGAGAAAAATTCCGAAGTCTTGTCAGGGACAAAGAAGTATTGGCGCATTTAGATAAGCTGTATGGAAGGGGATACGTTGGTGGAGACATTGAGCATGGCCTTATAGAAGAGGTTTATAAAACTCCGCCAGGACAGGGAAAACAGCGCATTGGAAGATCATGAACGATACCATCGGTCAGTAGGCTGGTGGTATTTTTATACGCATTTTTTGGCGTTGCGATGTCGCAACAGCAAGGAAGGTGAGCACATGAATGTATTAACCTGGTTCCGGCAGCATTATTGCCGGCACAGCTACCGCAAGCATTGGAGCCGGGCATCTGGCCAGTTTGGCGGATATGTAAAGCGCTGTCCGAAGTGCGGAAAGGAAATGTTGAGGCATGATTGATATCTACGCAGATGGCGGCTGTTTCTTAGGTGTCTGCATTCCTTATGATGTTATGCTGGATATCATGAAGGGCGATTTCGTTAAGGATTCAGATTTCATTGAATTTAAGTTTCTGGACGGAGACAAGGGCGCGGTAAGGAAACGCAGCATTACGGGATTCTGTGAATCCTCAAATACGGAAGAAGTTTAAGGCACGCAGCAATGCGTGTTATTTTTATGCCCTGTCATAAGGCACAAAACTGGGCACTACTCTGCCGGGAGTATAACCGGCCAATCCCAACACCCGGAGAGCGGGAATAAAAATCTATGGAGGATAAGCACGATGGAATGGTTAAAAGCAATTTTGGAAAAGGCAGTGATCACAGATGGAAAACTGGATGTTGAGGCAACCATGAAGACCATCAATGCGGAGTTCCCGAAGCATTCAGTGCCGAAGCAGGACTACAATGACAAGGTGAAAGAGCTGAGCACGGCCAACGATACCATCAAGGACCTGAAAAAGAACAATGCAGATAACGCAGATCTGCAGCAGAAAGTCAAAGACTATGAAACTGAGGTTGCAAACCTCAAAACAGCTGCGGCAAATACCAAAAAGGAATATGCCCTGAAAGATAAGCTGAAGGAGGCCGGCGCGACGGATGCGGATTACATCATCTATAAGCATGGCGGCCTGGACAAGTTTGTCTTTGACAAGGACGGAGCTCCGATCGGACTGGAAGATGTGCTGAAGCCTATGAGAGAGGCATCTCCGCATCTGTTTAAGGCAGCCGGCGGTGCAGGTGGGTATAAACCGGCAGGAGGCGGAAATCCTCCGGCAAGTAATCCGTTTGCGAAGGAAACATTTAACCTGACTGAGCAGGGACGCCTGTTCAAACAGAATCCGGAGCAGGCCAGACAGATGGCAGCTGCAGCAGGAGTAAAACTTTAAGAAAGAGAGGAATTTTAAATGGCAGGAACAACTTTACAGGACGTTATTGTCCCGGAACTTTTTAACCCGTATGTCATCAATCAGACGATGGCGCTTTCCGCACTGGTGCAGAGCGGAATCATTTCCAATGATAGCACCTTTGATGCGCTGGCTTCCCAGGCGGCACCGACCGTCAACATGCCGTTCTTTGAAGACCTGACTGGTGAGTCTGAGCAGGTTATCGAAGGTGCAGATCTGGAAGACAACAAGATTGCTTCCAACAAGGACGTAGCTGCGATCCTTCGCCGTGCTAAGATGTGGTCTGCAACGGATCTGTCTGCGGCACTTGCTGGTGCTGATCCGATGATGGCCATCGGCACTCTGGTGGCAAGATTCTGGGAGCGTGATATGCAGAAGGAACTGATCTCCATTCTGAATGGCGTATTCGGTACCATTCCGGCAGGTGGATCCGGAACGCCGGCAGCAGAGACCAGACTTGCATCTAATATCCTGGATATTACCGGCCTGAGCGGTACAAAGGCGAACTGGTCCGGCTCTGCGTTTATTGATGCGGAGCAGAAGCTGGGGGATGCGAAAGCGCAGCTGACTGGCATCTGTATGCATTCTGCGACGGAGGCCTATCTGAAGAAGCAGAATCTGATTGATACCGTACAGCCGTCCAATGATGTTGCATTCGGTACTTACCAGGGTAAGCGTGTGATCGTAGATGATGGCTGCCCGGTATCTGATAGTACCTACACCACCTATCTCTTCGGCAATGGAGCCGTGGCTCTTGGTAATGGTAATCCGGTTGGTTTTGTACCGACTGAGACTGACCGTGCAAAGCGCAAAGGCTCCGGCATTGATTATCTGATCAACCGTAAGACCATGATCCTGCATCCGAGAGGAATCGCATGGCAGAATGCGGAGGTGGCAAAGACAGAGGGACCGTCCAGAACCGAGGTGGCAAACCCGAAGAACTGGAAGCCGGTTTACGAGCCGAAGCAGATCCGTATTGTGGCATTTAAGCATAAGCTGGGTTAGGCGGTGACGACATGACAAAAACGGAGATGCTGGAGGTAGTAAAGGCCAATCTGAATATCGATGATGACATGAGAGATCTTGGCATCTCCGATGTCATCCTTCATGTTTGCGATTATTGTAATTTGAATCAGGATGATATTCCGGATCTGCTGGAGCCGTTTGTCCGGAAGAAATTCAAGGGAATCATTGACTATGAGGCTGTAAAGGGAACTGGCTACCAGCAGGATATTGCCAGTATCAAAGAAGGGGACGGAACCATCACATACGCTACGGGCAGCGGTAATAGCCGCGAGGGTATCTATGAGCTGTCTGATTCAGATAAAATGGCCCTGCGCCGGTTCAGGAGGTTGAGAGGTTATGCTTAATCCATACGCAGTTATGTACGATTCCACGATGGACGTTTATCGATATCAGGATGCAAAGGATGATGACGGCTATGATTCATCTGGAGAGTGCTGCATTGTATCTGGTGTGAAGTGCCGATACAGCATTTCTGGACAGAGTCTCGCCGGAAGCCCGGTGCCATCCCTGCAGGCGAGCAATCAGCTTTTCTGCGGACTGGAAACAGATATCCGGGAAGGAGATAAGGTTGTGGTTACGCTGAAAAACGGACAGCAGGCCAAGCTCCGGGTCGGAGAAGTGCACCCTTACAGCTTCCAGTACCAGTGTCGGGTGGAAAGGGATGAGAAAGCATGAGTAGTTCCAATTACCGACGGAATAAAGCTTCTATCGATCAGTTCCGGAAAGAACTTAAGGCTGAGATGGATGATCTTTCAGAGGTGGATGTAAAGGTACTTAACCAGGCTGTAAATGAAGGTATCCGGTGGTTGAAGGAGCGGACTCCGACAGGCATTCATCCGAACCCGGTTACATTCAAAGCAAAGAGCGGACCCAAGGCTGGCAAGATTGTCAGCTTTAAAACGAAGGATACCATTGTGGGCGGTCTGCTCAAAAAATCATGGAGATCTGCTCCTGCTTCAAAAAGCGCATCTGGTGCAAAGAAGGTATTGGTCAATACGGCGGAGTATGCTTCTTACTGGAATTATGGGCATCGCATTGTACTGCGCAAAGGCGGATCGACGAAAGGCTTTGTGAAAGGTACGTATTTGTTGGAAAAGGGTGTCTCTTATATCGACAGGCGTCTTGTTGCGTTGTTTGAAGCGGAGGTGCAGAGAATCCGAAAGGAGCATGAGCATGGGGATTGATATTTTATACAAAGCGATTGAAGCAGAATGCCGGTCTGTTGTTCCGGAACTTAAAAAGATTTGCAGGGATAATATTCCCCAGAATGCTGAGACGCCGTTTATCCTGGTTCTTATCACGGATACGGATACAAGGCGGTGCCTGGCGAACCGGCAGCGCGTTAAGCAGAGCTTTGATGTGCAGTATTTTCCGGGCGGGGAAATCCAGAATCGTAGAAAAGAATGTGAAAAAGTGAAACAGGAGATGCTTCGGGGTTTTGATGTGATCAGCGCCGATGGCATCTCCTTTTATATAAAAGAGAAAAACGCAAATGTAACGGATGATGTTCTTCATTTGCTGTTCAGTGTTTCCTATGTCGAATACAGGGAGCCCGCGCAGCCGAAGATGGAAGAACTTGATAAGAATATTGAAGTGGAGGAATAAGCAATGGCAGGTACATGGGAAGGCCAGAATAAGGTGATTCCTGGGGCATATATCAATCTTCTGACTAATACGCCTCTGAGCATCACAGCAGGAGACCGCGGGACCGTTGTAATCGCTCAGGAGCTGTCTGTGGGGACAGATGATGAAATTTACGAGATTACTGCGACCGATGCAGCATATCCGAACAACGCAACGGCAGCAGATAAAAAACTGGCGGGTCTTGCCCTTCTCGGGGCAAAGAAAGTGCTTTTATATAAGCTTCCGGCGTCTCATGCAGATGAGCATCTGGAGGCTATGTTGGCAGCACTGAAAACTGTAGACTTTGATGTGCTGGTATATCCATACGCAAAATCCAGCACAGGGGCATCTACGGCGCAGCAGACAATCGCAATCTGGATTAAGTCCATGCAGGATGATGAAGGCAAGAATGTAACAGCGGTATTACCGAACTATGCCGCCGATTCGGAATATATCATCAACAGCGTGCAGGGGGTTACACTCTCGGACGGTTCCAGTCTGACTGCGTACGAAACTGCTGCATGGATCGGCGGCATTGCGGCCGGTGCCAGCATCACGAAATCTAATACGGCACAGAAGTTTGTCGGGGCAATTGATGTAACTCCGAGAATGACCAGATCAGAGCAGGAAACCGCAATCAAAGCGGGAAAGTTCCTTCTAGATGTGGATCGCAGTCAGAATGTGACAGTAGTTGCTGATATCAATTCGCTGACCACCACTACCCAGACGAAAGGGGACATCCTGAAGCAGAATCGTTCTGTCCGGACTGCATGTGGCATTCGCAGTGACATTCAGTCTGTGTGGGATGCCAACATCAAGGGCAAATACAATAATAATGCGGACGGCCGTTCAATCTTTAAGGGAATGCTGGTGGAGTATTTCACGGATCTGGAACGCCGCGGAGCTATCCAGAACTTTGATTCCGATAATGTAACGGTTGAAGCCGGCACGGCAATCAATGCGGTTCTGGTCAATTGTGGCGTGCAGCTGGTGGGCAGCATGGAACTGGCTTACATCAATGTAAATCTGAGCTAAGGAGGGCGATAAGATGGCAAATTATACGAAACTTGACGATACGCTTAGCGGATCGGAAGGAAAGGGATTTATTACCCGTGACGGCCAGAATCGCGAAATGTTTGAAATTTCAAAGGTTGACGCGCATATTACCCTGTCTGTTACAGAGAAAAAACTTCTTGGCCACCGCATGAAACAGCACAAAGTCAATGGGGCGACCGGCGAGGGTTCCGGAACGTTTTATTTCATGAATTCGGATGCGCTGAAGGAATTCATCAACTATAAGAAAAATGGCGTTTACCCGGCATGCACCCTGCAGTTTACAAATGAAGACCCGCAGTCTACCGTTGGACGTCAGACGGTAACTCTGTTCCATGTGATTTTCAAGACAATCCAGGTTGCATACCTGGAAGATGACAGCGAGGACCCGATTACGTTTGATGCTGATTTTACGTTTGATGACTGCGACTGCCTGGAGGCATTTCAGCTTCCGGAGAATATGAGATAGGAGACTGGCTATGAGTGAAGCGAGAGATTTATACGGATTTTTACATCCGGAAGTTACTCCGGAGAAAGAGGTTTTTGTTTCTGACAGATTCAAAGGAAAGGACGGCAAGCCAATGCCGTTCGTGATCCGTCCGCTGGAACAGGAAGTCTGCGACAAGGTTCAGAGAACCTGTGTTAAGACTGATAAGAAGGGCAACAGTGAGTTTGACCGCTTTAAATATGTGGATGAGATTACAGCGGCTGCTGTAGTATTCCCGGATCTGAAGAACGCTGACCTGCAGAAAGCTTACGGGGTTCTGGGAGAGGTGAAGCTTCTGAAAAAGATGCTCTATACCAATGAGTATAATGCCCTGGTAGAAGCTGTTCAGGATCTGTCCGGCATGGATGATGATTTTGATGATCTGAAAAATGACGTAAAAAACGAATAAAGCAAAGTGATCCGGAGTTTATCCTGGCGCACTTTGCGCTACAGAAATTGCATATTCTCCCGAGCGAGTTGGCTGAATTGACTCCCCGGGAGAAGGCTTTTATTGCAGTCAGCTGTGAATTGCGCGTAGAAGCGGAAAAACGCGCTGCGAAAGGGGTGAAGTAGGTGGCAAGATTAAGAGCAACGATTGAGCTGGCCACGAGCGGTTTTATATCCGGAATCAATAAAGTGTTGAGTGCTTCTGACCGTGCAGCAAAATCCGTGGAGAACGTCAGTACAGCAGCCGACAAGGTCGAAACTAGTCTGGATAAAGCCGGAAAGGGTGGCAAGAAGGCAAAAGATGGCTTTGAAGATGCCGGAAAAGGCGCGGAAAAGGCTAGAAGAAAAGTTAAAGGCCTGGGTGATGAAGTCGATAAGACAAAGACCAAAGCCGAGAAAGTAGCCGGTGCTCTTGGAAAGCTTTTTGCGGCCAAAACAGCACTGGATGCGGGAGGCAAGCTTTTGAGTGCATCCGATAGCTATATGAATGCAAATACCCGTCTTGGCCTGATCAACAAGGATAATGCCGGTAATGTAATCAATCCCAATCTACAGAACGATGTATACGCCTCTGCGCAGCGTTCCAGAGCATCATACGAAAGTACGGCGAATGGTGTTGCAAGCCTTGGGTTGAATGCGGCAAATGCCTTCAAGGATCAGAACGAACTGATTGGATTTGTCGAGTCCATCAATAAGCAGTTTGCAATCGGAGGTACTGAGACAAGTGCGGCAGCCGGTGCTATGACTCAGCTGACGCAGGCAATGGGATCCGGAGCTCTTCGTGGCGATGAGCTGAATTCGGTTCTGGAAGCTGCACCGAGTATTGCCCGTAACATCGAGAAATACATGGGATGGGCAGAAGGCTCCATTAAGTCATATGCGGAAAAAGGTGCTTTATCGGCGGAGATTGTAAAGAATGCGCAACTGGCCGCGATGGATGACATCGACCGGCAGTTTAATTCCATGCCGTTAACCTGGTCGCAGTTATGGACTCAGTCCATGAATGCGATTCAGAAGGCATCAGCCCCATTCCTCCTGGCATTAAACTGGATAGCCAATAACATGGATATCATTGGACCGATTCTGCTGGGAATCGCGGCAGGATTGGGCGTATATGCCGCGTTTACTTACGGGGCGGCAGCAGCACAATGGGTGCTGAACACGGCAACGGGAGTGTGGAATGCTTTGTGTATGATGAATCCGGCGGGGCTGATGGTGATAGGCTTTATTGCTCTGATAGCCATGCTGTATGCGGGAACAGCGGCTTTTAACAAGCTGACTGGTTCATCTGTGAGCGCAACGGGTATTATAGGTGCTGCATTTTATGTTTTAGGTGCTTATATCTATAACTCGTTCATTTATCCATTATGGAATGGTTTTGCGATGCTTGCCAATTTCATCGGCAATGCATGCTTTGGAGATGCAACGGCAGCAGTGAAAGTGCTGTTTTTGGATATGGCAAATACGTGCATTAGCTACGTGCTGAACATGGCCAGAGCTATCGAAAACATTATCAATAAGATTCCGGGTGTTACTGTAAATATTACTTCCGGATTAGACGGACTTAAAAATAAAATTGAGTCCAAAACAAAAACAATCAAGGACGAAAGTGGATGGAAAGAGTACGTAAAGCAGCCGGAATTAATGGATTATACTGCAGCAGCGGGAAAAGGTTATGCTAAGGGCTCTGCTTTAGCTGGAAAGGTTTCCAGTTTAATCAGTAGTGGTGGAATCGGTGGTATGAATTTTGGGAATATCCCTGCTGGAGCTGGAACAGCCGGTAATCCAGCGGCCGTAAAAGGTACTGGAAAGAATGGCAGCATGAATGTGAAACTGGAAGATGAGGATATTGATTATCTTCGCGAACTGGCTGAGCGTGATTATGTTGCCCGCATTGCGCAGAATACCCTGGCCCCGAATATCCAGGTTACCTTCACCGGAGACATTAACCAGGAGATGGATTATGAGAAGATTGGTCCGGCAGTTGCGCAGATTCTGCAGGATGAGATTGACACAGCACCGGAGGGATTGTACTGATGAGCTACAGTGTATATTTGAAAATCAGTGGAAAAAAGTATAAGCTTCCGGTGAATCCGGAGCAGATCAAGAAAACGCAAAAGCTGAACGCGGAAAAGTACCAGGTACTGCGCGGGGAACAGGTTTGCGTTCCAACCTATGCAGAATTGTGGAGTTATGAATTCAGTGACTGCGAGCTGCCGCACCGTGATACCCATTATATGGAACCTGGTAGTGATGCGGATCCGGATAAGTACATTCGGGCCATAACAAAAGCCCAGAAGAATAAACTGCCGGTTCAGCTGATCTATTCGAATGGAGTGACTGATGATGAATCGGTAAAAGTTCTGATTGAGTCCTGCGGCATCACAGAAAAAGCGGGAGAGGAAGGAGACAAATACCTTTCTCTCTCGTTTTTGCAGTATAAGGCACCGAGTAAGAAATATATGGCAGTGGTGACACCTACAGCTACAGTAGCGCAGCCACAGGTGCAGCAGCCTGTCAACCCTGCTGTAGAACAGGGAAAGACATATACGGTTCAGAAGGGGGATACGCTCTGGAAAATCGCAAAGCAGTTTTACGGCAATGGAAGCCAGTACTCGAAGATTGTGAGCGCCAATTCGGATAAGATCAAGAATCCAAACCTGATTTATCCGGGACAGGTGTTTTCCATACCGGCTTAAAGGAGGAAGATTATGCAGTTATGCGTTGAAAACAACGGGCAGATCTATGAAATCTCCGAGCTTTGCCTAGATATCAGCTGGAAGGATGAACTGAATAATGGTACCTCCATTTTGGAGTTTTCATATATATATGATGGCGAACTCATGATTGCGAATGGTGATGTAGTCAGGCTTACCAATACCAGTGAAACAGATGGAATCTTTTTTGGTGAAGTTTTTAAAGTCTGCATGGGCGAAGACAGAAAGGTGAAAATCAAAGCGTACGATCAACTGAAGCAGGGAAAGACAAAAGATATTATTCCGCTAAAAGGTGGTCAGGATGATATTTGTACCATTGCACAGAGTATGTGTAAACACCTTAATCTGAAAGCTGGAACAATGCCTGTGGTAGCATATAAAGTGCCGTCCGATAAGGTTAAGTACCAGGATACCTGGATTGATGTGATCTATGGATTAATCAGGGATACGCTTCTCAATACCAAGACTGTAGAGAATCCGCAAGGTGAGTGGTATCGGCTGGCGGATGTGTATGGAGAGATTCGACTGGATAATCTTCGGGATCTACAGCTTCCGCTCGTTCTGGGGGATGCGTCCCTTGCATATGGGTACAGCTGGGAAAAGTCCATCGATGATAATTTTTACAATATCGTAAAAATATCCTGGATGGACGAGGCAAGCGGCAAGGCCCAGACAATACAGGCTTTTGACCAGGAAGCTGTGAATCGGTATGGTAATCTGCAGTACTATGAGCATGTATCAGACAAGAGCACAGATACTGTAAAGCTGCAGGAAAAGGCAAAGAAACTTTTGCAGTTGTATAACCATGAAAAAGAAACTATTAAGTTGTCCTGTATTGGAGATCATTCCGTCCGGGCTGGCTGCAGCATTTATGGCAGTGTGGCAGATATCGGTTTGAACCGGCGGGTAATCGTAAAATCTGTTACTCATAAATATATTCCTGCGCACACAATGGAATTGGAGGTGATTGCGAATTGATTAAGGAGATTAAAACGATTGTGGATAGTTTTTTGAATTCCGTGAAGTTGCCAACTATTCTGATCGGTACATACAACGGTACCGGCGTTCAGATTGATTCCGGTTTTATGGTTCCATCCGCTCAGCTTTCCGGAAATATGAAAACAATCATGAAATCCGGCGACAAGGTTCGGATGCTTGCTTCAACTGGGTGGGAGGAGTTTTATGTCCTTGAAATCATTGGGAAGGGTGTAGCATTGAAAGATGAAATAAAAGGGGAGGCGCTGAAATAATGGCTTTGACGACGTAAACGCAGATCGTTCAGCAGAGCTTCTCTAACCGATCTTACAATGTTTCTCAGACAGCGATACAGGGGCATGTGAAAGATCTTGAAGCATTATCGCAGGCAATTCATAAGCGCTTGTCCACACAGCAGTTTGAATATCCTATCTACAGTTTTAGCTACGGCGTTGATTGGAGAGATCTACTGGGACAGGATCCAGAGTACATCCGGCCAGAAATGAAGCGGATGATACAGGAAACACTTCTGGAAGATGACCGAATTTCCGAGGTGGACAATTTTTCTTTTGAATTTTCCGGAAATGTCTGCAGGTGTACATTTGATGTAGTGAGCATTTTCGGAATCACAAGAGAGGAGGTGGAGGCCAATGTATGAGGATATGACTTATGAAAATATCTTACAGGGGATGCTTAACCGAGTTCCAGAAGACATTGATAAGCGCGAGGGGAGTGTGATATACGATGCTCTTGCTCCGGCGGCGTATTTTCTGGCAGATCAGTATTTTCAGCTTGAAAACTTTGTGGACCTGGTGCTTCCTGATACAGCACTTGGCGAGTATCTGGACCGTGCGGTATCCACATATGGAATCGACCGGAAACCGGCAACAGCTGCAGTCAGGAAAATGACTACATCCGACCCTGTTGCCATTGGAACACGTTGGGGAATCAATGGTCTGGTTTATGTAGTGAATGAAGAAGTGACGGAAATGGAATATGTGGTTATCTGCGAAACAAGCGGTGAAATTGGAAACCAGTATTCCGGTGAGCTGCAGGCATTGTCGGCAGTATCTGGTGTAACAGCAACGCTGGGAGATATTATTACTGCTGGTGTAGATGAGGAAAGTGATGATGCGATGCGGGCAAGATTTTATGAAAAGGTACGTCTGCCGGCAACATCAGGAAATGCTTATCACTATCAGCAATGGGCACTCGAAGTATCAGGAGTTGGAGCGGCTAAAGTGTTTCCACTTGATAATGGCCCTGGAACTGTGGGAATTCTGGTAGTGGACAATGATATGTCAGTTTCAGAGGGACTTCCGGAAAAGGTGGCGGCACATATAGAAACGGTCCGGCCCATTGGAGCCACAATAACTGTTTCGAGTCCGACAAGCCAGAATATTGAGATCAGCGCCAATGTGCTGCTGGATGGAAGCAAGAGTCTGGATGATGTGAAGACTACATACGCATCAGTCTTAAAAGAGTTTTTGAAAGATACAGTGTTTACTTCGTATCGTGTAAGCTATGCGAAACTTGGCAGCCTGCTCCTGGATATACCAGGCGTGGAAGACTTTGACACTTTTGTGCTGAATGGTGGAACGGGAAATGTAATAATTGGCGAAAAACAGATTCCGGTTCCTGGTAATGTTAATCTGGTGGAGGTGAGCACAGTTGGACTTGACTAAGGTATTGCCGCCATACTACGACCAGAATGTTTCGATGCAGACCCTTCAGAAAATTTTATCACAGGTCACTGATGACTTAGAGAATGGATTGAGCAGCACGATATCGGAGTGCTTTGTATCGACAGCATCAAAATTACTCACGAGATACGAGAATCTGCTGGGACTTGCGGTGGATGTATCGAAGTCGGAAGAGTTCCGGCGCGAGAGAATAAGGGCAAAAATCTCCGGAGCCGGAACTACAACAAAACAGATGATCGAGAATGTGTCAAGAAGCTACTCTAATGGCGAGGTTGAGGTTGTAGAAGATAACGGAAATGGCCGTTTTATAGTCCGTTTTGTCGGCATGCTTGGTATTCCAGGAAATATGGCTGATTTAAAACTGACCATCGAAGAAATTAAGCCAGCACATCTTATGGTGGAATATGAGTATATCTACAATACCTGGGAAGATGCTAATGTGCTTACCTGGGAAGCGGCATCAGCGTATACGTGGGAAGAAATAAGGACGGTGAAGTTATGAGAGAAACAGAGAATTTAAAACTGAAGATGCCCGAGAAGAACGAGTATATCAATATTGCTGATATTAATGAGAACACAGAGAAGATTGACAATGAACTGGCAAAGAAGGCAGACGCGTCCGGAGGTGACATTTCAGAGACGGTAATCACGAGCACTGAGACGTCCCAGGCCGAATATCCGGTACCGGCAGCAGGGGACAGCGCCAAAACGATCCTCGGCAAGGTCCAGAAGTTTTTCGGAGATCTCCGGAACTGGATGACCGGTGTGTGTCTGTTGGGGCAGATTGTAAATAACTGCGTGACTGACAACGCTAAGCTGCCGTTATCGGCGGCGCAGGGTAAGGTGTTGATGGATCTTTATAATGTGCTAAACACCAACAAGCTGAGCACCAGTGGTGGAGTGATGACCGGAAACATCGAAATGACTTCGAATATACTATCTTTTA